CCCCATTTCAGGGGGTCCCGGGGTGTTTACACTCCACGATGGTCGTAACCTACCGACTCTTATATGCAGTGCATCCCTTTGAGTTGGTTTTATTTGAATCTATGTGGATGTCCAATTATGTCTGGTTACTATAAATCTTCTCGAAAGAGAAAGGGTCAAGGCGCGTCTTATCACAAGACTGTTAAAGGTCTTAGTGGTTGGACTGCCTTATACGCCGGCCCCGGATATACCGGTGTCAGCGCTGACTTTATTAACCAGAGATATCTGTTACAGACGACTACTTCTTTTAGGAGTGGTCGGGACGGTAGAGACGAGATTCAGCCTGCCTCTCTTCTTTTGAAGAATCAGCAGGAGAATCAAAAAGCCTCTATCTTCGATAACGGTCATCCCTTCGAGACGCGTGATGAGAAACTTTATGTTTCTTATCCTCGCGTTACTCTGAGGGGCTCGAACGGCGGTTTTTACCAAGGTCCCCTCTTCGGAGGAGATACTGGCGGGCCTAGCCTTAATTGGCCAAGCTCGTGGGCCGGTTCTTCGAGTTGGAACGTTTACGATTTTCCGGCTGACGACATTACCTATGGCACTCGTGCCATGGCAAACGTCGCTCCGGATCAGTCCCCGTCTCACCTCCTGCAAGCTCTTGTTGAGCTTAAGCAGGATTTTCCTCGTGTTCCGTTGCTTCACTCTATAAAAAGGACTAATCAAGGAGTTTTTTCTCAGAGAGATCCAAATTCGAAAGCTACGGGCTTGCGCCCTCTTTCTGGTTTGGCCTCTGATGAAATCCTTAATTACCTTTTTGGGGTGAATCCAACGTTAAAGGATCTCTACCAAGTACTGCGATCAGTTATCCGTTGTGGAAAACTGGTCGATCAGTGGCGTAGAGATGCCGGGAGGAGCGTGAGAAGGTCTTTCGCTTATGACCCAATCGTTACAGTTAGTGATAACCGTAGCGGGATGTCACCTGTCTATAGAGTCCTCAATGAGGTCTTTCAGGCAAATAACATCACACCGTGGACTATGTCCATGATGTTTGACACAAGCGAGCAGACGTTAGTCTCCCGTAAACAAACGCTTACTGATAAGTATTCGTTTGTGGGTGCCTTTACCTACTATATCGATCCTATCTTAGATAGTCTCGGTTCAGGAGGAGTCGCGTTTAACAATGCCCAGCACCTTTTGGGGCTGACTGCAGATGCTAACACGATTTGGCAACTAACGCCTTGGACATGGCTTATCGACTGGTTCGTGAACTTGGGGGATTGTATCTCCCTGTCCAATCGGATCCAAGATAAGTCTCTTGTGCTCAGGTATGGTTATCTTCTTCGCGAAAGCGAGGAAAAGACCACTCTGACTGTAGATCGCTTTACTGTTAAAAGTGGAGCGACTTACAGAGACATACGTACTGATTCCGTTATTAAGCGGAAGGTCCGTATACGAAGCACACCATATGGATTCGGCCTTAGTACTGGTAGCTTTAGTGCTACTCAGTGGGCCATCCTTGCCGCTCTGGGTTTTACCTCAGGCGACAGGCAACTCAGGTACCTCTAAAAAGGAGGATAGAAACCTGGGACTCGTCTGCACATAATGCAAGATGGGTGCAAGATCCTGATCTACAGATCGTAGATTAGTGTATTTAAACACTAGGAGAATCACATGGCTTTCGCCGACCCACAATCCATCACTATTTCCGGCGTTACCACTTCTCTTCCGAGAATTGGCAGCGGTATCGGTATCGGAGGATTCGCATCCTCTGATTCCGCTCTAGTTGTGGATGTCCGTCATGCGCCTTCGCGCACACGAACGTCTCGCACTATCGGGATTACGACTAAGAAGTATGTTGCAGATCCTCTGCGTCCGGCGGATAATGTGCCTGTTCAGGCAACGATCCGTCTCGTAGTGAATCAGCCAGTCCAGGGTTTCACCCCGGCTGACTTGCAAGCGGCGATTATCGGGTTTCTGAATAGCCTCACGGCTAGTAGTAATCTGAACATCACCAAACTTCTTGGTGGAGAGGCCTGATGTTTAGCGCAAGTGAACTTACGCTTGCTCTACTGTCAGGCTACCTCTTGGTGGTTGCAGTCGCTTTTGTGGCTGCACCGCGTGCGATTAAAAATCGCAAGCGTCACTAGAGGGTCGCTTTTGGCGAATGCCAGACCGGATACATTACCCCGAAAGGAATGTATGAAAAGCCTGGTAACTCTCCAAACAACGGTTCTCGCTGATGCGGGAGTCCGATGTGGCGTAAACACCCAGCACGATAGTAAAACTATCGTGTCTAGGACCGAAGCAGAGGGTATTTCGTTTTTAACGATTACTCTCCCCTCTTTCCTCGATGATCTTTACAGATCTCTCGATGAAGGAGGCGTGTCTCCTAACATGTTCCCATCCTTCAAAAAAGGTAAGGACATGCGAATTCCGATTTTCTTGTCGGGATTCATGGAACAAGTCTTCGATCCGAAGGGAGGACAGATACTGAACACAGGCGACAGTCGTAAGACTGCCCGAGCGATCCAATCGATAGCCCAGATAACTGGATTATCGAAGAAGATCGAGCTACCTTGCACACCCCAAAGGGTGCAAAAGGCTTTTACTCGGTATGTTCAGAATGAATCTCATGTCCGTGAGTTTGATCGTTTACGAACCAATTCTCAAAAAGAGTTGTTTCGGCGAACAAGCTCCATCCTGTTTCATCCTATTGTTTCTGGTGTGCGTTCAGCATACCTCGACAAGCGGATAAAACCAGGTCATGGACCAGGCTCAACAAGTGATCACCTTCTTGGAAATTCCAAGTGGAGTAGCTTGGCCTGGCCGGATCAGCTGGAAGAATACTTTTCCTTTGGAGAATACTTTCTTCCAAGCTGGAGAGCATATTTAGATAATGTGCTCGATTCCGGCAATGAGCTGCTTGGTACGGCCCAACCCGTTAAGGTTATAGCCGTACCTAAAACGCTGAAAACTCCTCGTATAATCGCGATGGAGCAAACCGCCGTACAATATGTACAGCAGGGTGTTCGTCGTGTTATTGAGGAAGTCATTTCTAGGAATCAATTCCTAGATGACTTGATCGGATATAAGAGTCAACTCCCTAATCAGGAGATGGCTCAGGCGGGTTCAACAGGGAAACCTGTTGACTCGTTTGCAACACTCGATTTGAGTGATGCTTCCGATTTAGTTTCCAATCAGTTAGCTCGGTACCTATTCTGCGATGATCCCATAGTTTCTGGGATTATTGACAGTTGTAGGTCTAGAGAGGCTGATGTAGATGGTCATGGCGTTTTACGTCTAGCCAAATACGCGTCTATGGGCAGCGCCCTCTGTTTTCCAGTGGAGGCTATGGTTTTTTCTTCCATAATCTTCGTGGCCATACAGAAGGCGTATCCGTCCTCCACCTTGAAGGAGCTCATGGAGTTCTTCCAAGGCAGGGTTCGTGTCTATGGTGACGACATTGTCGTTCCTGTAGAACTCGCCCAACTTGTCGCTGATGAACTTGAGGCCTATGGCCTTAAGGTAAATCGCGCAAAATCCTTCTGGAGTGGAAACTTCAGGGAATCTTGCGGCAAGGAGTACTACCGTGGCTATGACGTTACTTACGTCAAAGTTCGTAGTGTACTCCCTGAGCGACAGATGTCCTCATCAGAGAGGAGTGAGTCCATAGTTAGAACCGTAGCCCTCAGAAACTTGATGTTTCTTGAGCATATGGATATGACAGTGGACTACCTTGACTCACTGATTACTCCCCTGTTAAAAGGGAAGTACCCAGTGGTTGAGGCCTCCTCACCTGTTTTAGGACGCCTTGCACACACCCCGGTTATACCGGAGCGTATGCATCCTCATTTGCAAGTTCCCCTCGTGAGAGGTTGGATTGCAGTGAGCCGTCTTCCCAACGATCCGTTGGAAGGATGGGGCGCCCTAATGAAGTTCTTCTCTAAATATTCTGATTTGCCTAATCAGGATGAGAAGCACTTGTTGAGGGCAGGTAGGTCCCTTCCCCTACGCATAAAGGAAGGGTGGTTCAGGCCTTATTGAGGTCTGAAGCTGCTTAAATAGCAGCAACGGGAGCCTTTTTGCATCT